ATCAACAACGTATTTTAAGTTTAGAAGAACAATTAAAACAACTACCACCATCGAGTGGATCTATGGAAAAGTAATCTATTATTAGTTAATCCATACCAATTGTAATATTATTAGTTATTTTTATCACAATTATATTTATATTATCGGCTTTTAGTTTATAGATGAAACTTGTATTACACATTGTATTCATTTTTATACTGAAAGTCGATAATTTGTAAGTAATTTATCCTAAGTCGATTACATTTGGTAAAATTTAACATTTTTAGTTTCCTGTTTTGGAAAACTTGTAATAGTTATAATCACGAGTTCACCGTTTGGGGGACTTAGGGGGACAGCATCACTAAAATAATATTATAAAGACTAAATTTAAAAAAGACTTTTAAAAATGACAAATTTAAAAAAAGACTTTTAAAAATTAGCTAAAAGCTTTTAGATCATTTATAATATTAGCGCAGACGCTGGTAAAATTAGAAATGTTTAGTTACAGTTTGAAACTTTTCAGTTTTAAAAAAGTTAATATTTATAAGAAATAAAAAAATAGTTTATGTCAAAAGTTATTAAATTCGGAGACGAATCAAGAATCAAGTTACAAAAAGGAGTAAATCTATTAGCAGATGCAGTTTCATGTACATTAGGACCTAGAGGTAGGAATGTTATTTTGGATAAAACTTCAGGAAAATCCGTAATTACAAAAGATGGTGTTTCAGTAGCAAAAGAAATTGAATTGGATGATCCTATTGAAAATATGGGAGCACAACTTGTTAAAGATGTTGCATCTAAAACAAATGATTTAGCTGGAGATGGAACGACTACAGCAACAGTTTTAACTCAATCTATTTTTAATGCGGGATTTAAATTTGTTACAGCAGGTGCAAATCCAATGGAATTAAAACGTGGTATTGATAAAGCAACTGATGTTGTAATAAAACATTTAAAAGAAAATGCTCATAAAGTTTCAACATCACAAGAAATTGAACAAGTTGGAACCATTTCAGCAAACGGAGATTCTTCAATTGGAAAAATGTTAGCAGAAGCATTAGAACAAGTTGGTAAAAATGGAGTTGTTACAGTAACCGAATCAAATGGTATTACTAATGAGGTAAAAACTGTTGAGGGTATGCAATTTGAACATGGTTATACATCACCTTACTTTGTTACAGAACAGGAAACAATGGAAGTGAAATATGACTCACCTTATTATTTACTTACAGATAAGAAAATTACTTCAATGGATCAAATCTTACCGATTTTGGAAAAAACCGTTTCGGAAGAAAGACCATTAATCATAATTTCAGATGATTTAGAGGGAGAGGCATTAGCAACATTGGTAATGAATAGATTACGTGGTAATTTACAAGTTGCCGTTGTAAAAACTCCTGGATTTGGAGATAAAAAGTTTTTAAATCTTGAAGATATTGCAGTTCTAACAGGTTCAACAATCATCACTGAAAAGGCTGGATTAAAATTAGAGGAAACTGAAATTGATCAACTTGGTACTAGTGAAAAAGTTGTTATTGATAAAAATACAACAACAATTATAAACGGAGCGGGTGATCCTGAATTAATTACAAAACGAGTTGAGTTAATTCAATCACAGATAGACTCTTCGGATTCTGAATATGAGGTTGAACAACTACAACGAAGATTGGCAAAATTAAGTGGTGGAGTTGCTGTTATTTCAATTGGGGCAACAACCGAAATTGAAATGAAAGAGAAAAAAGATAGAGTTGATGATGCACTTCACGCGACAAGAGCCGCGGTTGAAGAGGGAATTACACTTGGTGGTGGAGTTGCACTTATACGTTCAATTTCAGACCTTGAAAAACTCGAAGTCGGTACACATGATGAACAATTAGGAGTTGATATTATCAAAACGGCATGTAAGGCACCATTAAGTATGATTTGTTCAAATGCAGGTATTAGTCCAGAGGTGGTAATTAATAAAATCAATTCTCTACCTTATGGTGAGGGATATGATGCAAGAAACGATGAATACGTGGATATGTTGAAAAATGGAATTATCGACCCCGTAAAGGTAACGAGATTGGCTCTTCAACACGCAAGTTCAGTTGCTAGTTTATTATTAACAACCGAAGTAGTTGTGGCAATTAAACCCGAAAAGTAAAAATAATTAATATTTTTTAAATTAAATCCGAATTAACTTTGTTAGTTCGGATTTTTTTTGTACATTTGACACGTAAAATGGGTAAATAATAATTTTCAATATTTATAGATTGAATAGTAACACATTGATAATAATATGAAAAATACAATTGTCGTATATAGTGGTAGATTCCAACCATTCCACAAAGGACACTTCGGAGTTTACCAAAATCTAGTTAAAAAGTTTGGTAAGAAAAATGTATTTATTGGAACATCTAATAAACAGGATCCAATCAAATCACCGTTTTCATTTAAGGAGAAAAAGGAAATCATTACCAAACTATTCGGAGTTGATCCAAACGTGGTAGTACAAGTAAAAAATCCATACAATCCACAAGAGATTCTTTCAAAATATGATCCAAAAGAAACCGCTTATGTAACGGTGGTGAGTGAGAAAGATTCAGGTCGTTTAAAGGGAAAATATTTCCATAAATGGGATGGAAAACCTGAACTTGGGTACAAAGAGGGTGGATATTTATACATTTCTCCAATGTTTGGGGACAATATAAGTGCATCCGAAGTTAGGGCAAAATTATCAAGTGGAACAACGGAAGAAAAACAAAAATTCTTTAAAAAAGTTTACCCAAAATTCAATAAATCAATTTTCGATTTAATAACAACTCGATTGAGTTCAGTTTCAATTAAAAAAGAGGCAATCGAAAAGTGGGTACAACAAATAGGAAATTATGGGAACATTTTCGAGGGAACATCTACACTTGGTGGTGGTGCCGTTGATGATGGACCACTTGGATTTTTCCGTAACATGGAAATTTACAAGAATATTTCGGTAAAACGTGCGGCCCACATTGGGTACACGGTATTTGATATGTTGGATAAAGGTAGAGTAGAGGATATAACAAATCATCCTGATTATCCAAATGGACCAACAAAAACGGTGAGTTATTATCCAGCCGGTGTAATTGGTAAAATGACATCAAATAACCAAATTGATGTATATTCATCAAGTGCATTTAGTAAGTGGTTCAAACACGTTACAAGAACGGCATCAATGGTGGGTTATCAAGTCATACATAATCAAATTGTTGATGATGATTATTTGAACCAACAAACACAATCGGGACACGATGCTGAAAAAATTGAAGATTTGGCAAACGAGTTCAATAAGTTCATTTCAGAAAGTATTGAAATTCCAATTGAAATCGGTGATACTATATTAACCGGTAAATTTAAAAACAAAAAAGTTGTAGTAAAAACCATTGGTAAAAACGAGTGGGGATTACCTACAATCAATGGTAAAAATATTATGAATATACGATTAGTAAAAGAGGGATTGGCCGTGGATTTTAAAAGTGATGTTATAACGGAAAGTGAACATAAATTAAAGATGTCAATTCCAAAGAAGATTAAAGACTTACATAAGATATTCAAAAAAGAGGGATATAAATTGTATATTGTTGGTGGTGCCGTTCGAGATGCAATTCTTGGTAAAAATCCACATGATTTTGATTTAACCACAGATGCAACTCCTGATGAAGTTTTGGAAATTGCTAAAAAATATGGATTACATAGTACCGAAGTTGGTAAACAATTCGGTGTAGTTGTAATTGATGGGGATGAAATAGCAACATTCAGAAAAGATAGTATTGGAACATCACGTATGAACACGAAAGTTGAGTACACAGATATTAAAGGTGATGTAGCGAGACGGGATTTAACAATCAACGCTTTATTCTATGATTTGGACACAAACGAAATCGTGGATTTGGTTGGTGGTATTGCTGATTTGAAGAATAAACAAATACGTACAGTTGGTGTTGCAAGTGAACGATTTAAAGAAGATCCATTACGTAAATTAAGGGCATTACGTTTCACATCGAGAGTCGGTGGAAGATTAGAAAAAGAAACTTACGAGGCATTGAAATCGGATGTTTCTCTAAAAGGAGTTTCACCTGAACGTATAAAGGATGAATTTTTCAAATCAATACAATCAGCAAAAGACCCATCGAGTTATTTGAAAATGATGTATAAACTTGGGTACTTACAATTAGTATTCCCTGGAATGATATTCGATACGAAATTTTCAACTAGTAACGACCCGATAGTTACAACTTCTAAGTTATTACGTAAATTAGATGTTAAAGTGTTAGGTAAAAAACTTAACAAGTTACGATATTCGGCTGAAGAGGTAAGACAGATTACATTCTTGATTATGTTATCGAGATTGAACAAAGATACCAATATCAGTCCATTGAAAAAGTTGGAGAAAGTAAGTAATATTTCAACGACGCAAATAAAGGATTTCGGTAATCAAATTGGTAAGAATTTCGATAATTATATTAAATTTAAATTAACAATAAAGGGTTCTGATGTACCTAAAGATGTAAAAGGTAGAGAAATTGGAAAGTGGATTTCTGATAAAGAGAACGAATTATTTAAAAAGGTAATGAAAGAAAACAACGACGTAAATAAGCGTAAATTAATTGAATCAATTGATAAATTTATTAAGATAGTTGAATCTAACTTGTATTTGAATGAGGATTTAACAAAAGATGATTTAAAGACAGTTGAAAAATCAGCAGATACTAAATTAAAACCAATTGATGTTAAATTTACAAATCATTTTTTAGATAGAGTTAATGACCCACGTAATGGTAAGGAAATTACCAAACCCGAACTAATTAATTTTTTCAAACGATTGTCAAGAAGTAAAAAACATTTTGGGGAGTTTTTGAAAAAATATCGTGAAATAATGGTTAAGGATAAACAAACAAATATCAACATACCATTCGTTCAGAAGGCAAACAAACTGATTGCTAAAACCATTATGAGAACGGCCAATTGGAGACAACGTAAAACTCCGGAGTTCTATTTTGAATCATTATCAAACGGGTTGGAAAACTTGTTGAATGAAAAGGTTGAGGACTGTGATATTGATAAAAAACCAACAATTCAAGATGTAGTTGATAAATTCGATGTACCCTATGAAGATGTAAAACGTCAATTAAAGATAGGTTCAAAAATCGAGAAAGAACATTCAGACGATGTATCAATTGCCGTTAGTATTTCAATGGACCACTTAATGGAATATCCATATTATTATGATGATTTGGTGGATATGGAAAAACAAGAAAAGAAAAAGTTAAAAGAGGGTACGGAAGAAAATCCAACAGTAACTATGTTAGTTGGACCACCCGCGAGTGGAAAATCGACTTGGGTTTCTAAACATGGAAAAGGTCAAGTAGTAATTTCTCGTGATGATATAGTAGACAAATATGCCAAAAAACATGGTATTTCTTACAACGAAACTTTTTCTGATAAAGATATTCAAAACAATGTAAATAAAGATTTAGAAAATCACATTGTTAAAACATTGAAATCAGGAAAATCATTCATTGTTGATATGACAAACATGAGTAAAATGTCAAGAAAACGAATGTTGGATAGAGTTCCTGAAAACTATACGAAAAAGGCGGTAGTATTTAACGTGAGTAGAAAGGAACTTGAAAAACGGTTGATGAACAGAGAAAAGGAGACCGGTAAACACATTCCACCACATGTTATTGATAATATGTTGGCACGATATGAAAAACCAACAAAGGGTGAATTTGATGTTATTGTGAGTGAGGGAACAATCAACGAAGTTAAGACACCTAAAACTTTTAAGGAGTTATTGAAAATGATGCCTCCACAAGTACAAAAGTTGGTAATGAATTTAAAGAACGTACCACAGAGTGCAGAACATCATCCAGAGGGTAATGTTTTAAAACACACAATTACAGTTGTAAATCGTGCATTGAAACACGCTCCGGGAGATATGGATTTAGCGGTTTCAGCAATGTTTCATGATTTAGGAAAGGCGAACACGGCCGGTATCAATAAAAAAGGAAATATTACACATTACGGTCATGAGAAAGTTTCAAAAGAATATGTAAAGAAATTTGCTAATGACATCAAGAAAATAGGAGCAGATCCTGATAATGTATATTTCATTGTTGGTAATCATATGAGAATGCACCAATTCGATAAAATGAAACCAATTAAACAAGATAAACTAAAAATCAATCCGGTATTTGATAAACTACAACAGTTTGCAAAGAAAATGGATGGTGGTGGATTACACTTGGATAACGAGGTTATTGAAACTCTTATTTCGGAATTTGAAGATAAGTTGGAAGAATTTGTTTTACCGGAAATCAAACTAAATGAGGGTGGAAAGGCAACCGGTGGTTCACCAATACCAGCCGAATACGGATTACCTATGTATAACGATGTTGTTAAGGAATTGGGTTCATTAATTGGTATAACTAAAAATGATGCAAAACCATTAGGTTCAACCGGAAAACGACCAAAAGGTCAATTTAGTGGTGATATTGATATTGCTTTGGATGGTAATGTGATTGCTTCTAAACACGGATTGAAATTCGATGAAGTTGAGGAGTTTCTGTACAAGAAAGTAAAATCATCATTTAAAAACGTGGTACACATGAAAGGGTTGGGAATTGTTTCATTCCTATATCCAATACCAAATTCAGAAAATTTCGGACAAGTTGATTTGATGTTGACTGATAATTTGGAGTTAAGTTCATTCATGCATCATTCACCGAATTTTATTAAGAACGAATCTAAATATAAAGGGTTATATCGAAATGCATTATTATTCTCTATTGTGAAATATATGGATGTTGATGATAAACCCGAATATTTCGAGAACGGTGATGTTAAGAAATTCAAAAAATTTACATTATCACAAAAGAAAGGATTAATTACTCAAATAAAATCATATGAGGGTAAGTTGGGTAAACAGTTGAAAAATTGTAAACCTATTAAGGGGTGTGATGTACCTGTTACAAAAAATCCAACAGATATTGTTAAATTTATATTTGGTGATAAGTACAGTGTAAAAGATATAAATTCGTTTGAGGATATTTATAAAATTGTAATGAGTTCAGATTTCAAACACAAACACCACCGAAAAGAAATTTTGGATAACTTTAAATCCACAATACTGAACGGAGTAAAGATGCCACTACCAAGTGAGTTAGATTAAAAATAATTACGAAATCCCTTTGATTTTTCATCGGGATTTTGTACTTTTGAATATAAAATATAAATAAATGGCAGGATTAACACATTTAAAAGATTTGTACGATGGAAAAGGATTATCTTTTGTACAAACTCTATTCAGAAACAAAGTATATGTAAGTGAGAAGATAGATGGTTCGAGATTTGCATTCAAACGTGTGGATGATGATTTGGTTTTTTACAAACGAGATATGAAAAATCCAATTAACATGATTGACAGAACGATGATGAAAATGTACGAACCAGCGATTCAACATATTGAGGGATTGAATCGTTCATCAATACCTAAGAATGTATTATTTGGGTTTGAATATTTCGCCAACAACAATCCGGGTTCAATTGTTTACGATAAATTACCAAAAAACGGATTAATATTAACGGATGTAAGTAAAAACGGTAATATGGTTACGGATGTAAACAAATTGAACACATTTTCTAAATTATTGAAAGTTTCACCACCACCTGTAATTTTTTACGGTAAACTTTCAGCCGAACAACGTGTAAAATTAACGGAGTTTTTAATGACACCGTGGGATGATTTATTTAATCAATTTGAAACGGAGTCTTTCACTTCATACATCATTTCAATTTTAAATCCATCGTTAAAATCAACGGCATTACACAACGGTACATCAAAGGCAATAGAGGGAATAGTTTTCAGTTTTGATAATGGTGGTACGTTTGTAAATGCAAAGGTGGTAGACCCGATGTACACGAAAAAGGCCCGTGAAAAAACACAATCACGATATACACCGGAGGCCAAACAAAATAATTCCAATTTGAAACAATTACATACGGATTTAATTACATTTATAATTAAAAAAGGTGATTTTGATTTCAAAACGAAACAAATAGTACCGGAATTAAAAATGGTCGAGGGGTTATCCTATTTATTCTTACAATTTTATGAAAAGAACAAAGAAAAGTTTTCCAAGATAGAACCATACAGTGGACCGGAAATATCCGAACTAGATGTAAACTACAATTTCATTCCAATTCCGGAATTAGTGAAGATTTTAAAATCTAAACCAAAAGTGAAACGAGTTTACAAATCATTTTTAGGATTGTTCGGTAAAGATAGAAAACGTGGTACCAATGCAATTGATAAAAAGATTTTACCATTAATTTCTGATATTAAAAATAAATTGAAGAGAATGAATGAGGAAGTTGATCCTTATGACATTTATTTGAAAGATTTATTGTAACATACACATACACTAGAAACTAAAATCCCGTATTTATATGGGATTTTTTTATTTGTCAATATTTATATTTATAATTTAAAATATATAAAAGATTATGGCAAAGAAGTTTCAAAGACGATTTATGCACCGCACACGAAGAAAATTGGCGGATATGGTTCATACAGGAGAGTATGAAAAGGATGAACAAATAGGATATTCAAAGTCGGTTGAGGAACGTGAAATTGGGGATAAATGGTCAGACGAATTTTATGAGTATGAGAAAAAAGATGGGTATATCGTTAAGAAATCCAAGAACTCAAACACATTACAAAAGGTCAGACAATTTCTGAACACAGAGGAACAGTGTAAGAACGAAAACTGTACAACAATCGGTTATTCAAAGGCTGACAAAACATTAATCAAGAAACGTGGTTATTGTGTTAATTGTTTGACTGAACGAGAGCATAAAATTCGTGTAGCCGGTGTTTTTGCTGAATATGAAAAATACATCATTTGGACAAACATGTTAAAAGATGGATTGAAACGTATTGAGGAAATGGAACAGGCTAAAAAAGATTTAAAACAAGAATTTGAGTTCATTAATGATGATGGTACCATTGAAAAATGGGAACTACCACAACCAGTCGATGAAGTTCGGGCTGAAATAACCGAAGTGTTGGAAACTTGGTATAAGGAAATTGATGAACTCGAAATAAATATAGAAAAAGTTTATCAAGTATTAAAATCACGTGGAGTGGAGGAATATGTTTAATTTAAAGAACATAATAATAGCAATTTTACTGGCAATGGTGGTGTATTTTTCATTCACCCGTTCGGATAGTGATGTTGACCCCAATAAATACATAAAAATTGGTGGTAGGGAATATATCGAATTATCGAACAACGTGGACACTTTGTATATAACAACGGTTTCACGTGATACTGTTTTTGTACCAAAGATAGAAACGGTAGTGAAGTGGAAAACACAAATTGTTGAAATTCCACAAGATGTAGATACGGCTAAAATTATACAAAATTACTATTCTAAAGTTGTGTACCATGAAACATATCCAATTGATTCGATTGGATCATTCACGGTACACGATACATTACAGTTTAACAGAATACTTTCAAGAACAACATCGTATGATTATAGATTACCCATGATTTCCAATACAACAACTGTAAAGAATAAACCTATTAATAAGTTTTACATTGGTGGGACACTTGGATTTGATGCAAATACATTCATTCATCATGGAACATTTGATTTAATGATGTTGAGTAAAAAAGATAGGATTTACGGTATCGGTATTGGGGCATCCACATATAGTGATAATGGTGTTTCGGGTATACAACCATTCATTCAAGGAACTATTCTTTGGAGATTAAAATTTTAACAATATGGCAGTTTCAATTCGAGATATAATAAAAAAGGAATATGTAAGATGTTCAAAGGATCCAATACATTTCATGAAGAAATATTGTATGATTCAACATCCCGTTCGTGGAAAAATTCCATTTGAACTATTTCCATTTCAGGAAGAAACTTTAACAGAATTTAAAGATAACAGGTATAATATTGTATTGAAATCAAGACAAACCGGTATATCAACTTTGGTTGCCGGTTATTCTTTATGGAGAATGATATTTACAGAAGATTATAATGTATTGGTAATTGCAACCAAACAAGAGGTGGCAAAAAACTTGGTAACGAAAGTACGTACCATGAACCAATATTTACCATCATGGTTAAAACAACCTACCGTTGAGGACAACAAACTTTCACTTCGTTATAAAAACGGTTCTCAAATAAAAGCAACATCTTCTAGTGGGGATGCCGGTCGTTCGGAAGCATTATCGTTATTGGTATTTGATGAGGCGGCATTCATTAATGAGATTGAGGAAATATGGGTTTCTGCCCAATCTACCTTATCTACCGGTGGATCTGCAATCATACTTTCAACTCCAAATGGTGTGGGAAATTTCTTTCATAAGACTTGGGTAAATGCATCTAGTAATGGATTTAATACTATAAAACTCCATTGGAGTGTACACCCTGAAAGAGATCAGGCATGGAGAGACGAACAAGAACGACTATTGGGACCAAAGGGGGCGGCTCAAGAATGTTTAGGTGGTGACCATAAGGTAACTATTCGTAATGATGGTGATATATCGGAAATTACGTTGGAAGAATTGTATAATTTGATGTAAAATATGAAAAACCAAAAAAATATAGAAATATTAACACCTAACGGGTTTCAAAAATTCGATGGTATTCGGAAAATTAAAAAACATGAATATTTGAAACTATATCTGTCGAATGATTCCGAGGTCGTTTGTTCACTCAATCATGTGTGGATAGTAAACGGAAATGAGAAAGTTGCACATTCATTGGAGATTTTTGACCAATTGGACACATCAAATGGTGAAGTTATTGTTATCAATGATATTACATACCACAAAACCGACGTTGATTTATATGATGTTATTGGTGTTGGTAACGGTAATTTATTTATAACGGATAATAATTTAATTACACATAATTGTGATGTTTCATTCGTCAGTTCAGGAGAAACCGTTGTTGATTCTGAAATATTGACATTTTATAAAGAAACATTCGTTCAAGAACCATTGGAAAAGACCGGTTTTGATGGTAATCTTTGGAAATGGGAATATCCGGATTACACAAAACAGTATATAGTTTCTGCCGACGTTGCTCGTGGTGATGGAAAGGATTACTCGGCATGTCATGTAATTGAAGTTTCGAGTATGGTTCAGGTGGCCGAATATCGTGGTAAAATTGGAACAAAGGAGTACGGTAATTTTCTCGTGGCATTAGCAACTGAATATAACAACGCACTTCTAGTTGTGGAGAACGCAAATATCGGTTGGGCAGTTATCCAACAAATAATTGATAGGGAATATTCCAATTTATTTTATATGAGTTCGGATTTGAAATATGTGGACACACTTCGACAAATGACGAACAAATATTATTCACAGGAAAAGAACATGAAACCTGGATTTTCCACTACATCAAAAACTCGTCCGTTGATCATTTCAAAGTTGGAAATGAATATACGTGAGAATACTTTGATAATCCGTAGTAGTAGGACATTGGATGAATTGTTTGTATTTGTGTACATAAACAACCGACCGGAAGCAATGAAAGGGTACAATGATGATTTGGTAATGTCGTTAGCAATCGGATTATGGGTACGTGATACATCATTACGATTAATAAATGAACAACTTGATTTAACACAATCATCGTTGAATGCAATTACACAACATTCAAGCACTGCCGTTTTCGGTGGAAATTCGGTTCATTCTGATAATCCATGGTCTATGGATGTAAATGGTCGAGATGAGGATATTTCTTGGTTGGTCAAATAATCGTTAATATTTTATATTATAATATTTATACTTATGAAATTAGGTTACGATGAATAAAAATAAATAAAATGGCAGATTCAATATTTTTCACACGATTAAAAAAACTTTTCAACCAACATTCAATTGTTACGGTGGATAAAGACGGTAATCTTGATGTGTTTGATACGGATGAAAGACAACAAACAAATCTTTCATCATTACGGGATAGATATTTAAAATTACGAAAAACAAATTACCAGCAAATTGGTGGACAACAATCAATGGCCTACCAACAAGTTCGGATAGAGGTTTTTCGTGATTTTGATGCAATGGATAATGATCCTATAATTGCTTCTGCACTCGACATATATGCCGATGAAAGTACGTTGAAGAATGAGTATGGTGATATACTAACCATACGTTCGGATAACCAAGAAGTTCAAGAACATTTGGTAAATTTATTTTACGATGTGTTAAACATTGAATTTAATTTATGGCCGTGGGTACGTAACATGTGTAAGTATGGTGATTTCTTCTTAGGATTAGAAATTTCCGAAAACGGTGGTGGAATTATTAATGTGACACCACATTCAGTTTATAGCACGGAACGTATTGAGGAAATATCACCTGAAAATCCAAATTTGGTAAGATTTAAAATCGAGGATGATCCAAACGGTAAACATACATACGAAAATTATGAAATAGCCCATTTTAGATTACTTTCAGACACCAATTGGTTACCATATGGTAAATCAATGATTGAAAACGCACGTAGACTTTGGAAACAACTTTCGTTAATGGAAGATGCGATGTTAATTCACCGTATTATGAGAGCACCTGAAAAACGAGTGTTCAAAATTGATATTGGTAACATTAAACCTACCGAAGTTGATAACTATATGGAGAAAATTATTAACAAAATGAAGAAAGTACCATTTGTTAATAGGAGTACGGGTGATTACAACCTAAAGTACAATATGCAGAATATAACAGAGGATTTCTACCTACCGGTTCGTGGTTCTGATAGTGGTACATCTATTGAGAGTATTGGAGGATTAGAATATACTGCAATCGAGGATATTGATTACCTAAAGAACAAATTATTCGCGGCATTAAAAATTCCAAGAGCATATTTGGGGTATGAAGAGAATGTAAACGGTAAGGCTACACTTGCCGCCGAGGATGTGAGATTTGCAAGAACAATTGAACGTATTCAGAGAACAGTTGTTTCGGAATTATCTAAAATCGCAATCATACATTTATATTCAAAGGGGATTACTGATGCTGAAATGACAAACTTTGAAATTTCGTTAGTAAATCCATCGACGATATACGAACAAGAGAAAATCAATCTTTGGTCAGAAAAAGTTTCACTTGCACGTGATATGCAAGAGTTAAATATGTTATCTAAAGATTGGATTTATGAGAACGTGTTTAATTTCGCCGAGGGAGACCAAAAAGTTGAGAGAGCTAAGGTTATTTTGGATTTACAAGATAAATGGAGATACGAACAAATCGAACAAGAGGGAGAGGATCCAGCAAAACAAGATGATCCGGATGATATTGAACAATCAATCGCCCAAATCAGATCCGAATTGAGTGGTGGATCAAAGGACAAGGGTGGTAGACCAAAAGAGCCTGGAAATTACGGTACTGATGATAATGCGTTTGGTAGAGACCCACTTGGTGATAAAGAAAGAACAAATGTTTTAAAAAATAGAACAACCGAAGCAATGGCATCCAAATATTTAGCGGGAATGGCCGAAAAACTTCAAATGTTGAAAGAACGTAAGACAATGTTGGATGATACAAATATCATTGATGAGGAAATTTAACTTTAAAAAAATATAATTTATATTTATAAACAGTATTATACGTATAATAAGAGATAAAATGGCAAAACGCAAATCAATCAAACATTCCAAGTATAAGAATACAGGATTTTTGTTCGAGTTATTGACCCGACAAATTACCATGGAGATATTGAACAACGATCCCAACGAGGTTGGTAAATCAATTGTAAAGGAATTTTTCAGTGGGAAAACTCAACTTGCAAAAGAATTAAAACTATATAATTTACTATTATCTGAAAAATATAATTCAGAGGAGAAAACTGAAAAATTCATCGAAGCGGTTCTCAAAATGAGGTCTAAATTGGATGAGAGAAAGTTGTCCCGTGAAAAATATAATTTGGTGAAGGCAATTAAGGAGAATTTTGACATCAATCAATTTCTTTCGAGTCCGGTAAATAATTATAAAGTTTTAGCTTCAATTCATAAATTATTTGAGGGTACCCGTGAAAATGTTTCGGCTGTAAAGGATGTATTTGATAGTAAATATACTATAATAGAACATATTACATCTAAATCATCTAGTAAACCTACGCAATCGGTGGATCCAATCGTGGAAGCCTACAAAAACGAGGAAAAAGATATTAGATTATTAACGTATAAGATACTAGTAGAAAATTTCAACAAAAAATACGATGGATTGGATAAATTCCAAAAAACACTGTTAAAGGAGTACATCGCCGATGTAAACAATACATCAAAATTCAGAAATTTCTACAAAACCACATTAAAATCAATCGTTACCGACCTTACGGAGTTGCACAATTCGATTACGGATGTTGTGACAAAAATCAAATTATCGGAAACTATCAATATTTTGAAAAAACAAAAACTTGGTAGAAAGATAACTGATGAACATGTGTCTGCATTAATGTTATCACATGAACTTGTAAAAGAATTAAAATCTGTAAAAAATGAAAAAGAATAATATTGAAGATATTTTCAAGGAATTAATGAATTTCACTGATTTGGATGAGGCAACCACAACCGGTAATATTGATGGTTACTTAACTCCAAATGCATTTTCACGTGGTACTAAAAAAGAAAAGGACCGTATGAAAAAAATGACAAGAAGTTTAGGTTATACAGAACTACAAGAGAACCGTTGGTTACAAATCAAGAATGACGAAACTATGAGTGATCATAAGAAAATGGCACTTGGTTTGAAAGATATGAAATACAAACTTAATGAGATTGAAAAATTTCTTGGTTGGTATAATAGATTAAAAACTATAAAGGAGATTGATAGTGAATCGTATTGGAAACGAACAAATCGACATATATCCAACATGAAAGAAAAGGTAGTTCATATTGCTAAATTAATACAAGAACTAGAAAAATAAAAAGTAATGGGTAAATCGGTAAATGAAGGCACAATTTGGCCACAATCATCATTACCTGCTGTTTATGAAATAGCATTGGATGAGGAACTAAAGAAATTAAAAGGAATTTGGGTAATTAAGAAAAATCCAAAGAATAAATTTGAAAATGACATATTCCGTAACGGTAAGAAAATACTTACAATGAATGGAAATCAATCGGTAAATGTTGTTATCAAAAAAATCAAATCAAAATTAAAAATTTCAGAATCAATTAACGAAATGACAGACGACTTACTAGAAGATTCGGAATATCAGGATTTCTTTAAAATGCAACTTGTAAAGGCGGGTAAGAAAATTACTGATATGAGTGATGAAGAAAAGAAAGAGTTTTTCGATGGTGTTAAAAAATCATGGGAGAAACATAAGAAGAATGAGAGTGTAAACGAACACAAATATCTTGCTTTTTATAATGATAAAAAAGTAGAAATAGATGGTAAGGATTTATACGATGCAAAACAAAAGGCAATCAAACTTTTCAAAGTACCTAAATCTAAACGAGGTTTGTTAGGAGTTAGATCAATAGAGGGAATGGCAAAAGGGGATTTTCGTTTTGATAGTTTGAAAGAGGAAACTGATATACCATATACTAAGAATAAGGAATGGATAAAAACTCCAATTGGACAGGCAGAACAAGAGTTTTATAATAAGTTGAGAAAAAACAAAACTATTATAGCACTTTCTAAGTTTTACAAAAGACCGGTTGATGATGTTATTATGGCAACTCGTGTAAGTGTGGTAAGACATAGATATAATGATAAATCATTAAAATCACTTTCATTGAATGTACATGTTAGGGATGCCAATATGACTGTTAAACAAAGTGTTAAATATCCTAAAGGAAAAATCGTGAATGAAAGTATAAACGAAAGTGTTTCATCTGATATTGACACATTGGCCAACGAATCTAAGAATTTCAAATCATTCGTTAAGGCATTTTTCGATGAATATTCTGATTTCCCAAAAAACAAAGAGGGTATTAAATATTTAGAGACTATTTGGAACAGTAAATCTAAAAAAGAATCACTTGATGAGAGATTTACAACATCTGAAATAAATGCCGTACTAAAGAAATCAAAGGATTTTGAAGATTTCAAGAATAATTGGTACGAGGTAGATCCATGGTCGTCAAAACACAGACGTAAGGCGGCAACTAAAAATTGGTTAAAGGTAACATGGGATACTAGACCAAAAAATGAAAGTATAACCGAAGTTGCTGGGTATCGTTTAAAGAAGGCAGATAAGGAAACGATTGAAAGATTTGTGACTGGGATGTTTGATTACGCTATCGAGAAACAAAAACCAAATGCAAGTTGGTACGTGAGAAAAAACGGAAAAACGTATGAGTTGAAAGGTCCACATAATACGATTGCAACATCTAACGGACATGCCATTGATTTGGTAGGTGTTGTTGATGGTAATGTAACACAAACAGTTGTAAATTTCGTAGAAAAAGTGGCAAAGAAGAATAACGTACCTATTGTAGGAAAATAACATATTGAAACTATGAGTAATTTATTAATAGAAACTCAATTATTTGAGGGGAAAGTTCATACGGACGAAAATGGAGTAACACTTGTTTCAGGTGTTCTCCAACGTGCGAATGTACCTAATCAAAATAATCGAATTTATCCTAAAGCAATTTTGGAACGAGAGGTTGAGAAATATCAACAACTTATTAAAGAACGTAGAGCTTTAGGTGAATTAGATCATCCAGATTCATCGGTAATCAATTTAAAAAATGTTTCACATAATATACGTGAGGTACATTGGGAAGGCGATGACGTGGTTGGTACCGTTGAGATTTTATCAACACCATCAGGAAATATTTTGAAAGAATTATTGAGAGCTAATATTTTACTTGGAATTTCTTCACGTGGTATGGGTTCAACAACTCCATTACGTGAGGGTGGTGTAAAGGTAGGACATGATTTTGATTTAATCGGTTGGGATTTTGTTTCAAATCCATCTACACACGGAGCGTTTATGCGAGGTATGAATGAAAGTATTATAAAAGATGCACCACCTGTTTGTGATAAATATTGTAAATCACATTCAATTATGCAGGAAATAATTCAAGAATTAACATAAGAAATGATGAAAAAGAATAAGCCATTTGATTTATATAATTTCCTAACGAAAAATAAGATTACGTTGGGAGAGGTAAAATCAACCGCACAGAACGGAGTTTATAAGGGTGTTTCTGATATTCGTAAAACTCAATATAATGTAGAAATTGAGGACGGTAAATTTAAATTATCGACTTTAAAAGAATCCACTAATGATATTGATGAAGAGTACACATGGGAATTACCGGAATATATCGCAAAGAAAATTAAAGGTAAAAAGATTGCCGGTTGGAAATTTGATTTTAGTCCAATGGCAGGATCTTTTGAATTTACAAAGAAAGGTACTGAAACCGTGATTTACGCCACTCCATATTGGGAAGATGTAGATGGAATTTCAGTCGAGGTTCACTATGACGATGACGACGAAATTTTAAAACCGGTGAAATTCAAACTAACGGGTGATTTTGATAAAGATACGGCAACGTATATTAAAATCATGAAACAACTTTTACCAAAACTTGAAAAGAAGTACGCCTAAACTTAAAAAAACGTAATACATGGACAATACACAAGAACATATATCTAAAGAAACCAAACTTCGGTTATTGGAGATAATTTCAACATACAACAAATATCAGGAACAAATGGATAGAAAATCTGATATTGTTGAAGTTGCTGAAACCTTGGGTGGTATTGTTGAGGCGGCTGAATTATTATTAACAAACACGGAGATGGACTGGTTTGATAAGGTTACGGTAAAACGTAATTTAGTTGAACTTAAAAAACTTGGTGTACAATTTGATAAGGTAGTAGAAGAGGCAAAATCGGTGGACCAACGTTTGCATAGTTTATATGAGGATATGGGACACATTTTATCGAGATACTATAAAATAAGTGAACTTGACGAACCAACTATGAAATCGAGATTGGGTATCAATGAGAATACTACAATATATGAGTTCTTCGGATTAAAAAAGAAGTAACATATATACTAAATAAAAAATAAAAATACAAGGAAAACCGAATTTTTTTTCGTTTTTCCTTTTTTGTTATATTTATATATACTTTGGAGAGAATCCAAATATTCAATTGATTTATGAATACCCGTGAAATCTGATACGAGGTCAGCGAACGATCAATTTAACTTTTCTATTGAAATTCCTTAATAATTTCAGAAACACAAAAAATAATTAGTAATGGCAAAATCAAATTTGTTAAAAGAAGCAATTGCTGATGCTAAAACAGTTAGAGAAACTGCTATAGCAAATGCAAAGATTGCACTAGAAGAGGCCTTTACACCAAGAATCCAATCAATACTTTCTCAAAAACTTCAACAAGAACTTGAAGATGAGGAGAATGATGATGAGGAAGATTTCGATGGTATAGAGGATACAGAAATCGAAAACGACGAAAACGAGAATGAGGTTGACGACACCGATGATGAAATTGAGGATGTTGACAACGATGACGAAATCGAGGACGACGATGACGATTTTGAAAATGATGAAGAGGTTGAGGATGAAATCGACGACGAGGACGAAGATGAAATCGAGGACGTGGACGAGGACGAAGACGAGGATGAAATCGACTTAGACGAAATTTTGAGAGAAATGGGATATGACGATGAGGAATCTGATGAGGATGAAGAGATCGAGGAAAGAATTGAAAACGGTACTCCAACTGATATGGCAGACCAAGTTGCTCAAGTTCAAGAAGAACTAGAGGAGGCATATTCTGTTATTCGTTCTTTGAAATCTACAATCAACGAAGTTAATTTGTTAAACGCTAAACTTCTTTACACTAACAAGTTATTCCGTGCACACGAAATGACTAACGAGCAAAAACTTAAAGTAGTAGAAACTCTTGATAGAACACAGAACGTTCGTGAGGTTAAACTTGTTTTTGCAACTCTAGCAGAATCTCTTAAATTAGAGAAACCAGCTAAACGTAAAAAGACTAAAATTACTGAATCTTTTGCATCAAAAGCATCAAAATCTACCGCTCCTAAGAAAGAAATTTTGAGTGAGGGTAATAGTATGGCTGAAAGATTTAAGAAATTAGCAAACATCAATTAAGAACATTAAAAAAGAAAAACAATGTCAGATTTTAATTTATCAAAATTAATGGAGGGTAAAAACCCTCAATCTATAATGCTTGAAGAGACGAGAGCATTAAGAGGTAAATGGGAACAAACTGGATTACTTGAAGGTCTTGACGAAAGATCACAAGGACAAATTTCAGTATTGCTTGAGAACCAAGCTAAACAACTATTAGACGAAGCTACTTCAACAGGTACTTCAGCTGGTTCAGAAGAGTGGAGTGGAGTTGCACTACCATTAGTAAGAAGAATATTTGGAGAAATTGCTTCTAAAGAGTTCGTTTCTGTTCAACCAATGAACTTACCAAGTGGACTTATATTCTATCTTGATTTTAAATACGGATCAAACCAACCTGGAAACCCAGCATTTAAAGACCAATCACTTTTCGGTGGTAACGGGATAAAACTTGGTTCAACTGATGAGGCTGTAAACGGTCTTTACGGTGAGGGTAGATATAGTTACTCTATTAATGATGTTGAAGCAACTCTTGTACCTGGAAAAGTAACTGTTGAAGTTGCTACTGATTTGGATGTAAACTTTGACCCATCTTTAAAGGCGGCTGTTAGTGGTGGACTTATTTCTAAGTTATCATTTGCATCATCTGCTCTTGCAAATCCGGATTTAACGGCTGTACGTTCTTTCCACTTTGCATCGGTTCAAGATACTGATTTCGATAAGGATGCATTCTTCCCAGCACATACTAAAGTTGAGGGTGATAGAATTATTGTTTTTGTAAAAACAAAAACTCCTAATACTGCAGGGAAACTTACAAAAGGATTAGAGATTAAATATTCTAAGCAAACTGTTGCAGAGCACAGAGGAGATTTCGAGGCTGGTAAAACTGATGAATCAACTAAAGTAGGAGAGAAATTAGATATTCCAGAGATTGACTTAGAACTTAAGTCTGAAGCAATTGTTGCTAAGACAAGAAAACTTAAAGCTGTTTGGACTCCTGAATTAGCACAAGACTTAAACGCTTACCATTCAATTGATGCAGAGGCTGAATTAACTTCTATGTTATCTGAATACATTTCTTTGGAAATTGATTTAGAGATTTTAGATATGTTGAAATCAGCGGCTCTTACAACTGAATATTGGTCAGCTACAATCGGACAAGAGTACGATAAGGCTAGTGGAAAATGGGTAGGTGGAGCTGTTGCAGGTGTTGCTTATCAAAAGAACACTTGGTTCCAAACTTTAGGTGTTAAGTTGAACAAAGTTTCTAACAAAATTCACCAATTAACAATGAGAGGTGGAGCTAACTTCGTAGTTGCTTCTCCTGATGTATGTACTATTTTGGAATCAATCCCAGGATTTACAGTAAACGCTGATAAAGATGCTACTTCATTCGCGGCTGGTGTAACAACAGTTGGTTCATTAGCAAATAGATTTACTGTTTACAAAAACCCTTATATGACTTCTAACGAAATCTTATTAGGATTTAAAGGTTCTAACTTCCTAGAGAGTGGAGCAGTTTACGCACCATATGTACCATTAATCATGACTCCATTGGTGTACGATCCTGAAAACTTTACTCCAAGAAGAGGTGTAATGACAAGATACGCTAAGAAAGTTGTTAGACCTGAATTTTTTGGTAAAATCTATGTTAAGGATTTACAAAACATATAATTAGGGAAACTTAATTATTATACATGAAAAGAGTAACCCCGTAAGGTTACTCTTTTTTGTGTCTTTATATTTTGATATGTCAATTATATTTCGTATATTTGGAATATCTATATAGTTATAGGTATAATGAATTTCTTAGGTATGGAACGAAAAAACGAAGATATAATTTGCAAAGAATGTGGATTTGAAACCAAAATAAATGGATTGGCATATCATTTCAAATCCAAACATAACATGAGTATTGATGAGTACGTTCAGAAACATGGTGAATATAGACCAAAATATATTGATTATAACAAACGTTCTGAAGCATCCCAATTCAAATGTTTAATATGTGGTGAAAATTTAGCAAGTGAACGACATTTAACATATCATATTCGTGGTAAACATGGAATATCGAAATCGGAATATGTTTTGAAATATGTTTTTGATAATAAACATCCCGTTTGTGCCTGTGGATGTGGTCAACCAACTACATTATTAAATCAATTTCCATATAAGAGGGAATATTTGAGTGGTCATAATGCTCACATGCATATCGGTTCTACTCGTAGTTATGAAACGAGAATGAAACAACGTGAGTCAGCAATCAATCGGATTAAAAACAAAAAAGGAGTGTTTTTCTATAATGGTGTTTCAAAGGCAGAAAATGAGTTATATGAATTCATCAAAAAAAACTATTCAGGTGAAATAATCCGTGGGGATAAAAAAATATTACATGGATTGGAGTTGGATATTTATTTACCTGAATTGAAATTGGCAATCGAGTTAAATGGTGAATATTTTCATAGTACATTGTATAAACCGAAAAACTACCATTTAAAAAAGACCACCGAGTGTAATAAACAAGGAATTAGTTTAGTTCATATATGGATGAGTGATTGGATCTGGAAATCCAACATTGTTAAATCCATGTTATTATCCAAAATGGGAAAAATTTCACAAAAGATATATGGTAGAAAAACCGAAATCCGAGAAATTTCAAACAAAGATGCTAGTTTGTTTTTGAATGAAACACACTTACAAGGTTCATCGGTATCATCTATACGGATTGGACTGTTTTATGAAAATGAGTTGGTTCAGGTTGGAACTTTTGGTAGATTACGAAGAGCAACCGGTAGAAAACATGTAGAAAAATCGTATGAGTTATTGAGGTTATCGTCAAAACTAAACACAACCGTAATTGGTGGTGCATCAAAAATATTATCATATTTTAAGAAAATGTATAATCCAAAAATGATATTGTCATATGCCAAACGAGATCATTCAATGGGTAACGTGTATGAACAACTTGGATTCATTCAAACTAAAACAACACCGCCTGGATATTTCTACTCAAAGGGGAAACGAAACTACCACAGATATAAATTTCAGAAACATAAATTAGTTGAAAGTGGTTTTGATAAAACAAAAACTGAAAGTGAAATTATGACCGAACGAGGTTATGTTCGTGTTTATGACAGTGGAAACTATGTATATGAATTGCATCTTTAGGAAGAACGAGTAACTTCATATGGTTACTCTTTTTTGTGTATTTATATTTTGATATGTCAATTATATTTCGTATATTTGTAATGTAATTAAAATAAATAAAAATAATGAAAAAAATTAGTAAAGTAAACATCGGTATAATCGGTGTAGTGAGTGTTGTATTTGGTATAATGATTTATTACTTCTATGGTCGCACGGAGTATAAAATGGTGTATGAATACCAACAGAAAAATTTTAGCACTTTAAATTTTGATTTGGATGATTTGGATTTTAAAGTAAATGAAGTTGAAAAAATTTCCGAAATTACGGCAAGAGATAGTTTAAATATTCTTAAAAAAGAACTTGGAACGTATTATTCAAGTGATATTACCAAATCGGAATTGGATACATTAAGTTTTGAGTATATCAAACGTGAATACTTAGATTTGATAGAGAGTTATGGTAGTTTTTCAATGAGATACCAAAACTTGGTTCAATCCGCGATACGATATGGTGATCATTCAGCCAAACGTGCGTATATTAAGAAGAGGGATGAATTTCACGATAAAGAAATTAATTTAAGATATGTATTAATGGAAGTTGAAAAACTTGAAAAGAACTATAACAGATATTTGGAAAATCCGGATGAAGTTCTTACGGTGAAATATAAAGTTAAATTTTCAGTGAGGAATCCTATGTTGAATAATGCATTACAGGTATTTACTAAGTACATGTACACGAACTCCGAACAAACGAAGTTTGTTGTGATTGAAGATGTTGAAAATGTGTAATGTTAATGAGAGTAACCCCGAACGGTTACTCTTTTTTGTGCTTTTTTAAAAAGTTTTTCGTTTTTTACTTGTGTATGTGAAAAACATTTACTACTTTTACATTGTAATTGAGTTGGTAATCAAAGATTGAAAGTTATGAGTTATTTAGAAGAAGTATTAAACAGTTTATCAGGAACTCCAAAGGTTATGTTCGAGGCAGGTTATAAACTTGGTTTGAAAATGGGTAAAACTGAAAACGAGGCCGTTGAATATGGAATTAACGAGGTGAGGGTGTTTGAAAACATCATGAAGAAAGATTTCAACGAGAATTGGATTAATTTGGTAAACGGTAAACGTTCAAAAGAAAATTATTAAAAAAAGTTTGGTATTTACAAAAATTATTACTATATTTGTACTGTAATAATTGATAAAAGAATGAAGTTATGTTAAGAATTGGATTTTCAAATAAATATTTTACATTATGGAATGTAAATGAAATCAACAATGGTGAGTATATCATAATTGATAACCAATATATACAAAATCTTTCAGTTGATGAAGAAAAGGCCAAGAAAAAGGCAAAAGAACTTGGTGTAACTAATTTCCAAGTTGAAAATTCATTACGTGGAAAATATGGTTCATTTAAAACAAAGAAGTATATTAAAAAGAATTATACCGACACCCAATTCAAGTTTGGTAAGTATGAGGGTACTAAAATCAATGATAACACTGATGTTTCATATTTACTTTGGTATTATAAAGAAACAAACAATGAATGGGCTAAAAATCGTATAATTGAACTCGATGATACTTATCTTGATTACAAAGGTGAACTTATCACGTTTGATGAATATGATGAAATTAAAAAATCAAGAGAACTACTTGATGAAATAAAAACTACCGGAACATATGAGGGAGTTATCACACAGAATCCATCGTTTGATGGTGTTGTAAATGTAAATGGTGTTTATTTTAAGTTTGAAGAGGTTGTTGAACGTTGGTTTAGAAGTTGGGAATATTATCTACCAATGAAGAGTGGAAAAGCCGTTAGAATTAAGAATAAAACTGTTAAATTCGATGTAAAATTTAACACAGAATACGGATATTTTGAAGTATTGAATTTTGACATTATTAAAAAATAAAACATGAAAAATAAAGTATTACTTTGGTTGGATGACATTCGGAATCCATTTATTGAAACTTGGTTGGATGATTATGTACCTGAATTTAGTGGAAATAACGGTAGTCGATTGGTTTGGGTAAAAACGTATGATGAATTTGTTTCATATATTTCACAAAATGGATTACCTACAACTATCGCATTTGACCATGATTTGGGTAGTGGTACCAATAATGGATATGATTGTACAAAATGGTTGGTAGACTATTTGATGAAAACTAATTTGGATGTACCCGATTATGTAATTCAATCAGCAAATCCCGTTGGTAAAACGAATATATCATCACTATTAGATAATTACCAAAAATTTAGAGAGGGAAACTAGTGTAAGTGAGTGAACTCCATTTAAAATAAATCATAAAGTGTGTTCAGTGAACATGCTTTTTTTGTGTCAACATATTTATAGATAGTGAATATGAACAATTAACAAAAATAAATTATGTCGGAATCAAAAGTATGGACCGGTGAGGATTTAGTATTTATTCCGGGGGATACTCCGTTCGGTATATATGATAATGATCCACAATTTCAAGAGGATGCTCCTAAATTTGCTGATTGGTGTGTTACTAGATTAGGTTATCCTATTGTGGATATCGAATTAACACCAAAAAACTTATATGCTGTTTTTGAGGAGGCAATTTCCGAATATTCCGCTCAAATAAATCAATTTAATATTAGAAATAATTTAGGATTACTAGAGGGTGGACCAACACACGTTTCATATACAGGAAAATCGGTACAAGGTTCAAATATCCACAACATAATCCGAATTTCGGAATCATATGGTTCGTTGGCTGGTGTCGGTGGACGTGTAGACCTTAAAAAAGGAAGTATAGAACTAGAACCGGGTAGACAAGTGTATGATTTACAGAAATTATGGTCTGATAACCATGAGAAAGGTAAACGTATGGACATCATGACCGTTTACTATGAGGCAACACCAGCAATCAATAGATTTTTCGATCCATATTCAATGACCGGTCAAGGTACAATGAACACAATGGATTCATTTGGTTGGGGTGGAATGTCACCATCGGTACAGTTCGTATTAATGCCGATTTATGAGGATTTATTAAGAATCCAGCAAATTGAATTGAATGACCAAATTAGAAAATCGGCACATTCATTTAATATTGTAAATAACAAACTTACGATATTTCCTATACCACAAAAACGTTCAACACTTTGGTTTGAATATATGTTGAGTGATGAAATTGGAGATAACGTGACAATTGTACCGGATTCTATTTCTGATTTTTCAAATGTTGGGTATAATTTCGCAAAATATTCTGATATTAATGATGTTGGATTACAATGGATTAGAAAATACGCTTTAGCCCTAGCAAAGGAATTATTAGGAGCAATTCGTGAGAAATATTCATCTATTCCTATACCGGGTAACGAGGTAACGTTGGATGGGGCGGCATTACGTTCGGAGGCATTAACTGAAAAAGAAACATTGATAACACAATTACGTGAAAATCTTGAAGAGGTTTCTCGAATAAAACAAATGGAGAACGAGTCGACAATTTCACAACAACAACAAGAAATTTTAAACAGAGTTCCAATTCCAATATTCATTGGATAAAAACATAAAGAATGGGTAAATTTTTTCACACAAACGACCTTGGATTTATCAAAACAATTTCGGAAGAGGTTGTAGATTATTTGGTAGAACAATGGGCAACATTATACAAACTTTCGGTAGGTGAGAGTAAAGTAAACATATACGGAGAATCATTGGGTAAAATTTACCATTCACCAGCAACTTTAATGTGTTTGGTAGAGAGAGATCCAAGGAATATCACCTATGATGGGTTTGGACCTGATGTTGAACAACCAATTGAGTTTAGATTTAATCGACAAAGATTACGAACACATGAAATACCATATATTAAGGATATTCACGGACAACCTACACCGGTTGGTTCAATTCAAAATCTAAAATATGGGTATCCCGAAATTGGGGATATTGTGTTCTATGATGGTCAATATTACGAGATTGCAAATGTTCGTGAAAATAGATTAATTGGTGGAATGACAACCATGTACGATAAATATAATACAGAAAGTGAGGATACCCGAATGGAATTGATAGCATCGGCATTCTTGGTAAGAAAATCACAAGTTCAAATAGAAGATAATCACTATTAATGGGAAATGTAGAAGATAGAATATTAGATCTCGAACAGGATGACAATTTTAAATCAACGTCGGTCACATTGACCGACATTGACACTGCAATAGTCAATCACTTGAAAAATGTGGTAATGCCTGTTTTAAAGGTCGGTGGAAATTCCAAGAATGGTTTCAAGGATAAACCGGTTGAGGTACCCGTAATTTATGGAAGTGCCGAACGTTGGAAATCAATACAACGAGATGGATTTTTTCGTGATGAATTGGATCAAATCCAGGCACCATTAGTTGTAATAAAACGAACATCGGTTGAACGAAATGATGACATGGCATCGAGACATAATCGACATGTTTCATACCCAGCATACGCAAAATATTCGAGGAAACGAAAATATGATTTATTTTCCAAAATGTTGAAACAACAACTACCAACGAGTATTTACAACGTAACTATTCCGGATTATGTAATTGTTCAGTATGAGTGTATCATGTGGGCGGATTACACGGAACACCTTAACCAAATGGTGGAACAAATCGAGTGGGCAGTTGATGAATATTGGGGAGTTCCCGATGGGTACAAATTCAACGTGGAGGCCGACTCATTTGACACGACTTCCGAAGTTAGTGATGGTAATAAACGAGTTGTAAAGGCAACATGTACACTAACTGTCCAGGGTTACCTATTACCAGCAAGATATAATAATAAACCAACAACAACACAAGTTCTTAGACCTAATCGAATTGTTTGGGATCTTGATACAAATATAATAAAAATAGATGATATGTCGACAACACTTTATCAAATAAGAAAGGGACCGTTTACACCAAATAAACTTGAAGTTGGTGAACCGTTCTTGAATACAACGAGGGAATCCGTATTTTTTGGATTGAATTATAAAACAGGTGATAAACTGGAATTGGTAAATTTGAACCGTTCTAATGATGGGAAGTTGATAATTTCTAAAGAAATATATGGCGACCGATTTATAAAACCGGGAGGAACTTCTGATCAATTTTTAAAGGCAGATGGATCTGTGGATGATTCCAAGTATATAACTGCCGACGATGTGGAATATATACCGATGTCGATAACGTGGTCGGAACTTGTTCAGAGACAATTAGATGGAAAGGTAAATGTGTGGGATAGATATATTATAACTGACCAAGAATATTTAAAAATAGAAATAAAATTACAAACTCCTCGTGGAGATAGTTTCTTTGATATTATCGACGAAGAGGGAGTGGTAAAACTTAAACAAATAAAATAATGGAGAATCAATTTGAAATAAAGATATGGTCACCAATCGAATGTAAACCATTTAATGTATCCGGTGGAACTATATTTACAAATGACAATGCAGACGGTACTTGGACTTGGACTAGTATTGATGACATAAGTCATTTTGACACTGTCTTGGGTGCCGAAACGATCACTAAGGTTGAGGTAGTGAAAGGTGGAACTTTAACTAGTTTAGAAAATACTTTTAAAGGATTTTCTACTATGACCGAGTTTATTTGGAATGGTGATTGTAATGTAACGAATTTCGATTACACTTGGTCGTTGTGTGGTAATCTTACTACTTTACCTGAAATTGATTTTTCAAAAGGAACTAGTTTTCAACATACGTTTGAAAACTGTGTGAACTTATATGAAATCCGAAAGTTGGATTTTACTAACTTGGTGAGTGGAACCGACACATTTAAGGGATGTAAAAATTTATTATATCCACCTACAACAGGAACTACTGTTAGAGATGGTGATCTTGGAAAACGTGGTACTTGGGTTCGACCAACCGGTTTAGAAATTACAGTTTGGAGTTCATCTGATCCAATGCCTTCTGTAATAAAAGGTGGTACTATAAAATCATATGGTAATGCTGACGGAACTTGGACATTATCGAGTGATGATGGTATTACATATATTTCTGATTTCAACAAGAACTCAAAGATTGAGAGAATTGAGGTAATAAAGGGAGATACTTTAACTAGTTTGGAAGATACGTTTAGTAACTGTACTAATCTTTCTAGTTTTGTATGGAACGGAACATGTAATGTAGAAAATTTCAAGAGAGCTTGGGCAGGATGTTCAAAATTGGAACAATTCCCTAAAATGGATTTCTCAAACGGAGTTCAGTTTGACAAAACTTGGGCAGGGTGTTCACATTTACAGGAGATTAAGGAACTTGATTTTTCAAATCTACAAAGTGGTGTCGGAACATTCTTTGGATGCCCATCATTGACAGGACCGGAACCAACCGGAACACCTGTAAGAAACGGTGATGATGCAACACAGGGAACTTGGACATTACCTAATAAGTTAGAAATTAAAATTTGGTCTCCAACTGATCCAAGTCCTAGACTTTATAGTGGTGGAGACATTGAAACTATCGGTGTTGAGGTCGGTATTTGGATGGTTACTAGTACGGACACGATAACACATTTTGAAAGACTTTCGGGTGTAAGGGAAATTACTAAAATTGAGGTAATAAAGGGAGAAACTTTAACTAGTTTAGAAAACACATTCCGTAATGCTACCCAAATGACCGAGTTTATTTGGAATGGTGATTGTAATGTTGTTGATTTCACCGATGCTTGGCACGGTTGTTCTAAATTGGAGAAATTCCCGCAGATTGATGTTACACATGGACTTGAATTTGAGGGTACGTGGAGTGGATGTTCTGCCTTAACCGAGTTTCCATCATTGGATTTTTCAAATGGATTAAACTTTGATAATACTTGGTACGGATGTACATCACTTACATATTTCAGAATATTGGATTTTTCTAATTTGACAAGTGGTGAAGATACATTTAGACGTTGTGATAGGTTAAAATACCCAGCACCGATTGGGACATCTATTCGTAACGGTTCGGATGCAAACCGTGGAACGTGGACACCACCTAAATTTGAAGTATTAATATGGTCTAAAAGTGACCCAATGCCTTCAATTGTTGATGGTGGAACTATTGTTTCTTCTGAAAGTTATGATGGTATGTGGACTTTACACAGTACCGATGAAATTACACATTTTAGTGGATTATCTAATGTAGAAGATATAACAAAAGTTGAAATATTAAATGCAACTTCTTTAACAAGTTTGAAGCGAACTTTTAGTGGATTGGTCAACTTGGAAGAGTTTATTTGGAGAGATGCTTGTAATGTAACTGATTTTGAGTTCGCATGGGGTCACTGTTCAAGTCTTAAAACTTTCCCTAAAATTGATACTTCAAAAGGAACCAATTTTAATGGTACTTGGTACGGATGTGCTGATTTGAAATCATTCCCTAATTTGGATGTTTCAAATGGATTGAGTTTTACCGGAACATGGTCGGGTTGTACAAAACTTAGATCATTCCCTAAGTTGGATGTTTCACGTGGAACAAATTTCAGTGGAACGTGGATGAATTGTTCTTTACTTACCGAATTTCCGAATTTGGAAGTTGGGAATGGTACTGATTTCAAAAACACTTGGGCGGGTTGTTCAAAACTTAAAACATTCCCAAAATTGGATTTTTCAAATGGAACGGATTTCAGAAACACATGGAAAGATTGTTTTGATCTGGAGACATTTGATAAATTAGATTTCGGAAGTCTTGATAATCCTGATAATGGTATAAATGCATTTGCGGGTTGTAACAGTTTGGTGAATCCATTACCGATGAGAACGGGTGTTCGTGATCAAGAAAATGCATTACAAGGAAAATGGAAAAGTGATAAATTTTTAGTTCGTGTGTGGGCACCATCTACAAACGAAAATGGTGAAGAACTTGAACCTAAACCATTAGAGGTTGAGGGTGGTGCGATTATTGTTGAAAAATACGATACTGAATCTTGGATATGGAGTAGTGGTGAAAAAATTACATGGTTTTCATGGGTTCTTGGTGCAAAAAGTATTAGAAAAATTGAGGTAATACGAGGGGAGACTCTAACAAGTTTGGAGCAATCATTTATGTTCATGAACCAAATGCGAGATTTTGTTTGGCATGGGGCATGTAATGTTGAAAACTTTAGAGATGCTTGGAATTTATGTGATTCTCTTACGGTATTCCCTAAAATGGATTTCTCACATGGTACAATGTTCAGTGGTGCATGGAATCACTGTTCGAGATTGGTTGAAATAAAAGAACTTGATTTTAGTGGATTAAAAGAAAAGAAAAATGGACTTGACACGTTCTATGGATGTGATAGTCTAATTTCACCAGCACCACAAGGTACGAGTGTTAGGGATGGAAATGATGCGGTAAAGGGGACTTGGGTATTACCAAACAAATTAGAGATTATTGTTTGGAGTCAAGAGGACCCATTACCATTAACGGTTGCGGGTGGTGAAATTCATACTAAATGGAATGGACCAAAAACCAAAACTTGGACAATTTATAGTAATGACCCTATTACACATTTCAAGAATTTATTAAATGGTGAATACATTACAAAAATCCAAGTAATCAACGGTGAGACACTGACGAGTTTGGAAAGTTCTTTCACTGATTTGGTAAACTTAGAAGAGTTTCTTTGGGGAAGAGACTGTAACATTACGGTATTTAATAAAACTTGGAAAGGGTGTTCAAAATTATCTTCGATTGGAGGATTTGATTTTTCACAAGGTGTTGAATTCATTAGTACATGGGAAGATTGTATTTCTTTGAATAAAATTCAGGAGTTAAACTTTAGTTCACTAGAGAATGGAACTGATGCATTCAAGGGGTGTGATAATTTGATAGGACCTGCTCCAACCGGAACATCTGTTAGAAACGGGGATGAAGCGGTACAGAATGGTATTTGGCCATCTGTTGTTTTCTCAAACGATGAGATTAATAACACGGTTTCATACGAACCAAAAATTAGAACAACAGAAGAACCGGTTAATATTCCAGGAAAATTAGGATTTACTTTTGATGGTGGTCTTGGTTTGAAATGGGAACATGACGGAACATTTTGGGTACCATGGGAACCAGCATATAATAAATTACAAAAGGATAATCCAATTGGAACGGGTGTAATGATCCTTAAAGAAAATGATAAGGAACGTGCACATATAGTATTAAGTGAGACTGATAAAGACCATGATGTGGTAATGTCGGATGCCGGTTTCTACACATACCATAGGGAAGATACTTCTCAAAATAGTGGTATGGGTAATCATAATATGAAATATACCGGTATGATATTTGACCAAACTAACAATTTGGTAAGATTTAAGGTAGACGGTAAAACTTCGATTATATTGGAAGAGGGAGTTGCTCCATCAACCAAATATGCCCCAACCGCTGACGAGAGTTTGATACGAAAAGATTACTTGGATGGTCGATTGGATATGTATGTTCAAAAATACAATCCACATTTATTTGGGGAAGTTGTTTTGGATAGTTTAAAATCAGGTGAAACACAGTATGTTATTCGTGAAACTAAAAAGGATCACGAGATTATAATGTCTGATAAAGGTTTCTTTACACGTCCTAAAGACGACCATTCCAAATTTACAGGAATGACATTCGATCGTGATACCAATGCTAGAATGGATTTCAGTGTAAACGGAAAAACATCGTTGGTGATTGAAGATGGTAAGGCACCTGGAACAAAATACCAACCAACGGAGTCATTTAGTTTAACTAGAAAGGATTATGTTGACACTAAGTTACCTATTCTCGATCCAAAGGCGATGGGAATCATGATACTTGGTGAAAGTTTGGAACATACTATACCACAATACATAGTTCGTGACACAACTAAGGATTACGAAATTGTAATGGCGGGATCTGGATTTTATTCAAGACCAAATGCCGAACCTAATAAAGAAAGTGGTGTATTATTAGACCATGTAAATCATAAAATGAGGTTACAAGTTGATGGTGACACTGTTATCGAATTGACTGGTGGTATTGCACCAACAACAAAATATGAACCAAAGGAAAGTGGTAGTTTAACTAGAAAGGATTATGTAGATACTAAGTTACCTATTATTAATCCTGAACCGAATGGTAGAGTTTATCTAACTTCTAATAAGTTCTACAAGGCACAGTATGTATTGACCGGTAAGGATAGCAATACAGAGATGGTGATGTCTGAAACTGGTTTTTATTCACGTAAGGCTGGTGATGATAAAGTTAGAACGGGGTTAATGTTCGATGATTTCAAGACAACTAAATTACGTTTGGATGTTAATGGGTTCACATCTATTGAAATGGAAGAGGGAGTTGCACCAACAACGCAATATCCACCATTACATAAAGATAGTTTAACTAGAAAGGATTACGTTGATAGTGGGTTGTTCGAGAAAATGGACAAATTAAATCCAAAGGGTTTTGGAACACTTATGATGACCGAGGGACCTAACGGTGAAGCTCCACGTATTGTTATAGATGATCGAGGAGATACGGAAGATCGAGAGGTTGTTATTAATAATCACGGTATTTATTCTCGTGATATTGATGATGCTGACACAAGAGTTGGTATGTTCTTCGATCCTGTTAAATCGGATAAACCATCGTCACCTGGAAATAAATATAAACTTCGTTTAGGAGCAGAATCTAAATTTTCACTTGAAATAAATGAGGGTCTTGCCCCAACAACTAAGTATGCTCCAACCGAATCGGGAAGTTTAACTAGAAAAGATTATGTAGATTACGGTCTTTCTTTGAAGTTGAATATAATAGATCCACGTCCACTTGGACAGATGATTATTAGAAAAACTAAAGATCATGACCCACAATACATTGTTTCCAACCGTGGAGTTAATTTCATCGTGGATGATCTAGGGTTTTATGCTCAAAAGGATCCTCTACCTAGTAAATTTTATGACAAATCAAATCCAAACAATGAAGATATATCAGGGAAAAGTGGTATTCTTATTAATGGTGATGAGACTGGTGAAACTGATGTTGTGAAACTTGTTGTTAATGACGACCCATCAATTGTATTGAGAGAGGGTACTGCACCAATAACAAAATATCAACCAACTGAAAGTGGTAGTTTAACTAGAAAAGATTATGTAGATACTAAGTTACCTATATTAAATCCAAAGGCTAGGGGAGAGTTCATTATTACTGAAACTGATGATCAACCGAATTCGAGAATTTCTATAATTCAAAGTAATGTGGATTATGTAACAACGTTGACCAATGCTGGGGTGTTTACATATCCAAAATATGATATTTACAAGGATATGGGAATGTTCTTTATACGAGACACACAGGCACAACCTGATTCTCCAAAAGATAAAGATGTAAACCATATCGAGTTCAAAATTGATGGACATTCTACAATGGAACTTGGTCCACTAATGGCACCAACAACTAAGTATGCACCAACCGAATCAGGAAGTTTAACTAGAAAAGATTATGTTGATCTTGGATTATCGTTAAAGATGAATGTTAGTAATCCGGTTGCAACCGGAATCCTAACCATTGGAAAGGATAAGGACCAAGAACCTACTATTATTTTAAATAAAACTGATAGGAAAATACTTATTTCGGAACGTGGTTTTTATACATATCCACTTACAGATTCTACAAAGGAAACGGGTATAACATTCAATCAAGGTTGGCAAACTATGGCACTTAAAGTTGGTGGCCGTATTTCAATGGAATTTGAACGTGGAATTGCACCAACGACTCCATATTCACCAGCCGAAAGTGGTAGTTTAACTAGAAAAGATTATGTAGACACTAAATTACCTATTAAAAATCCGGAACCAACCGGTAAAATGGTTTTAAGAAAGAATAATGATGAGAAAGCCCAATTTATTGTAACGGACTACGGAACCAATCATGAGATTGTGATGTCGGATACCGGTTTCTATACAAGACGTACCGGTGACAAACCTAGTAGAACCGGAATTGTGTTTGACCACATTATAAACAGAATGCAAATTGATATATTTGGAAGAACTTCGGTAACGTTCGATTCAGGCGTGGCACCAACGACTCCATATATACCACATGCATCGGGAAGTTTAACTAGAAAAGATTATGTAGATACTAAGTTACCTATCATAAATCCAATCCCAACCGGTAAGATGGAACTTATTTCCAACAAGGATTACAAGGACCCAATATTCAAGATTTCCTCAAAATACAAGGATTATGAATTAAAAATTACTGATAGTGGTTTCTATTCATATCATAAAGGTAGTGAGGATGAGTGGACTGGGTTTGACATTGATATGTCTAAAAAGACGGATCTTATGAGATTGAGATTTGGTGTTGGTGGTGATGTTTCGTTGGAACTAAGGAAAGAATTGGCTCCAACAACTCAATATCCACCATCGCGTAGAGATAGTTTAACTAGAAAGGATTACGTTGATCTTGGGTTGGGCCAGAAACTAGATGTAGTTAATCCACATGCTCGTGGAATATTGACAATTTCCAAAAGTAAGGATGACAATCCAAAGATATTATTGAGTCAAGGGGATTACAGGACTTCTATTACGGAAAGTGGTATTATTACGTATCACCAACCGACTACAACGGAACCAAAAATTCAGGCAACGGGTATGAATATTGATTGTATGAATCGACATGTTGATTTTGTAATCAATGATACTATTACGTTGGAGTTGAACGATGGCGTTGCACCAACAACACCATTCTATCCATATGAATCTGGATCTTTAACAAGACGAGATTATGTGGACACCAAATTGCCAATTATTGACCCACATGCAACGGGCCAACTTAAACTTACGGAGAGTAAATTACATAAGAATCCATCATTTGTGATAGGTTCATCGGTTAAACCACAGGAATTAAAAATTACTGATAGTGGTTTATATTCATATTTAAAAAATGATGATACGGTTAAGACTGGGGTTGAAATCAAACAAGGTGATCTGGGTAAATCACCACATCTGAATTTAATGGTGAATAATAAAGTGTCACTTTCGATGTCGGAAGGTCTTGCACCAACTTCACCATATTTTCCATTTGCTTCCGGATCTTTAACTAGACGAGATTATGTAGACACCAAATTGCCAATTGTCGACCCACATGCAAAAGGTGAACTTGTACTTAATGATAATAAATCGAATAAGAAGAATCCAACTATTACAATAAGTTCATCAGTCCAATCACATGAATTAAAAATTACTGATAGTGGTTTCTATTCATATCCAAATGGTAGTGGATCATTAAAGACTGGTTTGGAGATTAATCGTGATAACGGAATACATTTACATCTTGGGGCCGAGGGTGACACATCACTTGTTATAGATAAAGGTGTTGCACCAACAACTCAATATCATCCATATGAAACTGATAGTTTAACTAGAAAGGATTATGTAGACACTAAATTACCTATTATTAATCCAAGTGCAACGGGTCAACTTAAACTTACGGAGAATAAATCACATAAGGATCCATTATTTGTGATAAGTTCGAGTTTAACTGATAGAGAGTTAAAAATTACGGATAGGGGGATATATTCTTATTTAAAAGGAAGTGGATCATTAACAACCGGATTTGAAATCAAACGAGGTGTTAATTCGGTACAATTGAATTTGAATGTTGATAGTGATACTCCACTTGAATTATCAGCCGGAGTTGCACCATTCTCTAAGTACGACCCAATTGGACCTGGAAGTTTAACTAGAAAGGATTATGTAGATACTAAATTACCTATTATAAATCCAAATCCAACAGGTAGAGTTTATCTAACTTCTAATAAGTTCTACAAGGCACAATATGTGTTAAAATCACATAATTCGGATACTGAAATGGTGATGTCATCGAGTGGATTTTATTCACGTAACGCTGGTGTTGACCAAGTTAGAACGGGATTGATGATTGGAGATTTCGATAATGGTAAAATGAAACTTACTATTAACGGTTCGGCTTCGATTGATATGAAAGAGGGAGTTGCACCAACAACTCAATATCACCCATACGAGAATGATAGTTTAACTAGAAAAGATTATGTAGATACTAAGTTACCTATCACTAATCCAAGTGCGACTGGTGTTTTATTCATAACATCGAATAAAACATACAAGGATCCAAAATTCATTATCCGTGATAAAGATGTGAATTATGAAACAGTGGTTTCAAATACCGGTTTCTATACACACTTAAATAATAGTAAAGATAAGAACACAGGTATAACATTTGATAGAAGTAACAATAATCAAATGAGATTACGTGTTAATGGAACAACTTCTATCATAATGGATGATGGGATTGCACCGGCAACACCACATCAACCAACATCGGCAAATCAATTAACTAGAAAAGATTATGTTGATGCTGGACTTGATACTAAATTGAATATTATAAATCCTAGACCTAATGGTGTTGTTGTTCTTGAAAACAATGATACTAATAAGGTTGCACAGTATATAATTCGAGAGAAAAAGTCTAAAGTTGAGACTATAATGTCAAATGGTGGATTATATACACATCTAAATTCGGATAAAACTAAGGATACCGGTATTATTTTCAATACCGGAAGTGTTGAGGAAATGGTATTGAGAGTTAATGGTAATGACTCGATTATTATGAAAGACGGGATTGCACCATCGACACAATACCAACCAACTGAACGTGGTAGTTTAACTAGAAAGGATTACGTTGATGCTGGACTTGATACTAAACTGAATATCATAAATCCAAGTGCGACCGGTGTTTTATTCATAACATCGAATAAAACATACAAGGATCCAAAATTCATTATCCATGATAATGATGTGAACTATGAAACCGTGATGTCAAACGTTGGTTTTTATACACACTTAAATAATAGTAAAGATAAGAACACAGGTATAACATTTGATCATGCGGTTGGTAATATGAGATTACGTGTTAATGGAACAACTTCTATTATCATGGATGAGGGAGTTGCACCAGCAACATCACATCAACCAACATCAGCAAATCAATTAACTAGAAAGGATTATGTAGATACCAAAGAACCATTATTGGGATTGGGAACTCCAAATCAAGTTCTATCTACAAATCCAAAGGCAGATGGTAAGAAATGGATAGATGTTTTTGATTCACAAACAACACAGGATAAATTAGACCAAAAACTGAATATCACTAATCCAAGTGCGACTGGAGTTTTATTCATAACATCGAATAAAACATACAAGGATCCAAAATTCATTATCCACGATAAAGATGTGAACTATGAAACAGTGGTTTCAAATACCGGTTTTTATACTCACTTTAATAATAGTAAAGATAAAAACACAGGTATAACATTTGATAGAAGTAATAATAATCAAATGAGATTGCGTGTTAATGGTTCAACTTCTATTATCATGGATGAGGGAGTTGCACCGGCGACATCATACCAACCAACATCAGCAAATCAATTAACTAGAAAGGATTACGTTGATGATGGATTGGACACTAAATTGAATATCATAAATCCAAGTGCGACCGGTGTTTTATTCATAACATCGAATAAAACATACAAGGATCCAAAATTCATTATCCATGATAACGATGTGAATTATGAAACCGTGGTTTCAAATACCGGTTTCTATACACACTTGAATAATAGTAAAGATAAAAATACGGGTATAACATTTGATAGAGGTAACGATAATCAAATGAGATTACGTGTTAATGGAACAACTTCCATTATCATGGATGAGGGGATTGCACCGGCGACATCATACCAACCAACATCAGCAAATCAATTAACTAGAAAGGATTACGTTGATGGTAAGTTGAAAGAAAAACTCGATGTGTATGACCCAAAACCAACGGGGGTAATCGTATTGAAAGAAAACAAATCACATAGAGCACAATATGTGATTAGTGAAACTGATAAAGACTATGACATCGTGATGTCAAACGTTGGATTCTATACACATTCACGTAATGATTTATCTAAAAACACGGGTATAACATTTGATAGAAATAATAATAATCAAATGAGATTACGTGTTAATGGTGAAACTTCTATCATTATGGATGCGGGAGTCGCACCAGCGACATCACATCAACCAACTGAAAGTGGTAGTTTAACTAGAAAGGATTACGTTGATGCTGGATTGGATACTAAATTGAATATTTTCGATCCACTTCCAACCGGAGTAATGGTACTGAAAGAAAATAGTTTGCATGAGGCACATTATGTGATTAGTGAAACTGATAAAGATTATGACATCGTGATGTCGAATGTTGGTTTCTATATGCATTCTCGTACCGATTTATCTAAAAACACAGGTATCGTATTCAACCAACCTGATGGTCTAGTGAGATTACGTGTTAATGGAACAACTTCTATCATAATGGATGAGGATGTTGCACCGGCAACACCATACCAACCAAAATCAGCAAATCAATTAACTAGAAAAGATTATGTTGATGATAAGTTGAATACTAAGGAACATGTTTTAGGATTGGGTAATCCAAATCAAGTTTTGGCTACTAACGCACAGGGTAATGGAAAAGTATGGGTAGATTTGAACTTGGGTGAAATTACCGAAGATTTAAACAAAAAACTTGATGTTTATGATCCAAAACCAACCGGAGCTATCGTTCTTACTGAAAATGAAACACATTCGGCACAGGTTAAAATTAGTGAAACTGATAAGGATAGGGATATTATAATGACCGACGGTGGTTTCTATATGCATCCTCGTACCGATACTTCTAAAAATACGGGTATAACATTTGATCATGTGGTTGGTAATATGAGATTACGTGTGAATGGTTCAACTTCTATCATAATGGATGAGGGAGTCGCGCCAGCAACATCACATCAACCAACATCAGCAAATCAATTAACTAGAAAGGATTATGTAGATACTCTAACGGCTGATGTACCAACTAATACTCAAGCAATCAAAGATATGGTACAACGTATTGATGGAGTTGAGATAACATGGGATGAGTTGGTAGAAAAACAAAAAGCCGGAAATGTTGAGGTTTGGGATAGATATATCATAACAGACCAAAATAATTTAAAAATCGAAATAAAATTACAGTCACCAAGCGGAAATAGTTTCTTTGATGTGGTGGATGACTCAGGATTAGTAATACTTAAACAAATTAAATAATGGCAAACACATTAGAAATAAAAATTTGGAGTACATCTGACCCGAACCCAACAAATGTTGGGGGCGGGTCGATAACTTCGACCAATAACGGTGATGGTACTTGGACTTTGACAAGTACTGATCGACTCAATACTATTGGAACACTTAGTAATAAAGAAGATATTACTAAAATTGAAGTAACCATATTTGAATCGTGGACGGTGAACTCCACCTTTGCGGGATTGGTGAATATGACTGATTTCATTTGGAACTCCGAATTGACACCACGTGATTGGGAATATGCGTTCAAGGATTGTTCTAGTTTAACTAAGTTATCCGGATTTGATTTACTACAAGCATTTAATGTAAAAGGGACATTCGAGGGGTGTACAAATCTAATAGAAATTTCAACACTTAGTTTTGGTAATCTACGTGATGAAAGTCGTGTAGATACATTCAAGGGGTGTATAAATCTAATAAATCCAGGACCAACGGGAACATCTGTTAGGGATGGTGATAACGCTGGAATTGGGGTTTATGATGTTGATAATACGTTTGATGTACGAGTGGATGCCACAAATATACCCGATTCAGCATTCACCGGTGGAACTGTTGAAAAAACAACGATTGACTCACATACGTATATTACTAGTAAAGAGAATATAACCGGTTTTAGTTTACAAGATGTATCTTATTACTATGATGTCATTATTTATAAAGGTGGAACTCTAAAAACACTTGCAAACGCATTTAAAGGTAGCTCTCTTAGAAATTTTGAGTGGTATGGTGAATGTAATCTAACCGATGTTTCATTTGCCTGGAATGACTGTCGAAACTTAACGTCGTTTCCGATGATGGATACATCAAAAGTAACTAATTTCGAGTCTGCTTGGGGACGTTGTACGGAATTGACTTCGTTTCCACCACTGGATTTGTCAAGTGCGACAACTTTGAAAAAAACCTGGTACAGGTGTGAAAATTTAACATCGTGTCCGGTGATAAATACTTCAAATGTGACTGATTTTGACTCCACTTGGGATAGATGTAAACAACTTACTGCAATTCCACAAATTGATACATCAAATGGAACTAATTTTCGACTTACGTGGAATGGATGTTCAAGTATAGAAACATTTCCAGCATTGGATTTTTCAAATGGAACTAATTTTAGTGGTACGTGGAGTGGTATGTATGGATTGACGGAATTTCCACAAATTGATGTATCGAAAGGAACTAATTTTGATAGTGCATTTCATGGATTGGTAAAATTAACAACATTCCCATCATTGGATTTTTCAAATAGTACAAATATGCGTTCGGCATTCGATGGATGTTCAAATTTGTCAACTTTCCCTGAAATGGATTTCTCCAAAGTTGAAAATTTATGGAGGACTTGGAAAGATTGTGTATCATTGAAATATTTTCCGAAGTTGGACTTTTCGAGTGTTACAAATGGAGACTCCGCATTCTCAAACTGTTCAGTTTTGTTATACCCACCACCAACCGGAACACCTGTAAGAAACGGTAGTGATGCAACACAAGGTACTTGGGAACTTACCGGGCCGAAACCGGCAACGTTTGAGATAATAATAACAAGTTCGGATGATCCAATGCCTTCAACTGTTGAGGGTGGTTCGATAACTTCGACCAATAACGGTGATGGTACTTGGACTTTGATTAGTGATGATCCAATAACACATTTTTCCGACCTTAATGCTGAACATGCCATTACTAAGGTTGAGGTGATTATGGGTGATACTTTAACGAGTTTGGAGAGTAGTTTTTCACGTTGTACAAACTTGACTGATTTTGTGTGGAACGGGTATTGTGTTGTTAATGATTTCTCGTTTGCATGGTCGGGTTGTAGTAAATTAACTAATATCACCGGACTCACGACATCACATGGAACTAATTTCTATGGTACGTGGAAGAATTGCTCATCATTGTTGGAACTTCCTGAAATGGATTTTTCTAGTGCAACTGATATGAGTTATACGTGGTTTAATTGTACAAACTTACAACGTATCCCGGCTTTGAATTTAGTAAATCTTTCAGACGGAAATGGTGTGAATACATTTGATGGGATTGCGATTTTGACGGAACCAAATGACACGGGAAATCCTGTAAGAATGGGTTCGGATTCCAAGGCTGGTCTATGGCCAGTTACGGATGATTTGATTGTGAAAATATGGACACATGGTGTACCATATATTAATATTGGGATTCCAAACTCCAAAGGTGCGAAATATATGGGTAATGGACTTTGGTATTTTCGAGTTGCCGAAGTTGATGAACTAATTGTCACTGATCCATCACATGGTATTACTAAAATAGAAATATTAAATGGATCCGGATTGAAAAGTTTACAAGGTGGATTTCACGATAATATCAATCTACGAGAGTTCAAGTGGCATGGAATTTGTAATGTATCTGATTTTGAA